AAATTTTGATATGGAATATACAAATCTTCTTATGACTTCCATGAGAGGTAGAGCAGGACAAGTTGTTGGTCAAGGATTTTCTGGTAAGAAAACTCAATTGGGAGTTAAGATGTCCAAGACAGTTAAGAAGGTAGGTTCTCTTAACTTAAAAACTTTAATAGAAGAAAATAAACTTCTCTTTACAGATTATGATATTATGAGTGAATTAACTACATTCATTCAAAAGAGTAATTCATTTGAAGCAGAAGAAGGATGTAATGATGACCTTGCTATGTGTTTAGTAATATATGCATGGTTAGTAGCACAAGATTATTTTAAAGAACTTACTGACCAAGATGTACGAAAAAGATTATATGAAGAACAAAAGAATCAAATTGAGCAAGATATGGCACCATTTGGTTTCTTAAGTGATGGTATAACAGGAGAAGAGTCTTTTGTAGATGATGAAGGAGATAGATGGTTTACTGATGAATATGGGGATAAAGGTGGTGGTATGGACTATATGTGGAAGTATTAAAGGGTGTTCACGAACGAGTCATGCATTTTTGACCCCTCGAAAATAAACTTTTTAATAAATAATTTTTAGTTAAACTGAGAAATTCGGAGACAGAAAACATGGCGACTCCTCAATTATCTCCTGGTGTTCTGACTAGGGAGGTTGATTTAACAGTAGGGAGAGCTGATAATGTATTAGACAACATAGGAGGTATTGCGGGTCCATTCCCACAAGGTCCAGTTGACGATTTGGTGAATATCACTACTGAACAGGAACTTATCAATGTATTTGGTAAGCCTATTTCTACAGATGCACAGTATGCGTATTGGATGAGTGCTGCATCTTATCTTTCATATGGAGGAGTTCTTAAAGTAGGTAGAACAGATGGTTCTTTACTTAAGAATGCTAATGCTGGCGTAGGTGCAGCATCTGCTAACCTTAAAATTAAAAATTATGATGATTATTTAAACAATTACACAGAATCAGAAAACTTTGTATTTGCTGCAAAGACTCCTGGTACTTGGGCAAATAGTCTTAAGATTTGTACAATTGACAACTTAGCAGACCAAACACTTAAATTTGCTAGTGTTAACTTAGCAGGTCTAGGTGCTACTGTTGGATACGGTATAACACAGGCAGTTGCTGATGTAGTACTTCCAGGAACAGGAACAACTTCTACATTCAGTGGTTACATTAAGGGTATTATTACTGGTGTTACTACAAGTTCTACTGCTGGTTCATCTGAAGTACAAGTTAAAGTTGTAGAAAGAGTTGATGCTGCTGGAACTGCCACTGCAATTGATTATGCAGAAGGTGCTTCATATGCTTCGTTCACTACTGGTAATGTTGTATTCCATAAGGCAAGTGGTGCTGTTGTAGGTACTGGTGCAACTGCAGTAACTGCTGCAAGTGACTGGTATGATGAGCAGACTCTTGGATTAACTAACGCAACAATTTACTGGAAGTCTATTGCTCCAAGACCAACAACTAACAAGTACTCTCTTGATAGAAATGGTAAGAATGATGCTACTCATATTGTAGTTGTTGATGATTTAGGAGAAGTAACAGGAATTACAGGTCAGATTATTGAGAAGCATACATACCTTTCTAAGGCACTTGATGCTCAATCTGATGTAAATTCACCTCAGAAGATCTGGTACGAAGATTATCTATCACTATATTCAGAGAATGTATATGCTGGTGGTAATCCTGGTAGCGGTATTGACGAACAGTGGGGAACAGCTCCTGCTGCTAATGGATTCACTGCTTTAGGTGGATGGACACAAATTAGTGCTGGAGACGGTCTTTGGGGACAAAATGCTCAAGGAGTTAACTTTGCTTCAGTTGGAAATATCACATATTCATTAACAGGTGGTGTTGATTACACTGCTGCTGGTGGTCAGAAATGTCAACTTGGTGATATTATTACTACTTACGGACTATTCTCGAATAAGGATGAAGTAGCAGTTGATTACTTAATTATGGGTCCAGGATTTGATGGTGAAGGAGATTCCCAAGCAAAAGCAAACTATCTAATCTCTATTGCTAATGAGAGAAAAGATTGTATGGCAACTGTTGGACCACATAGAGCAAATCTTGTTGGAGTTTCTAATAGTGATACTCAGACAACAAATCTAACTAACTACTTTAGTTCACTAGCATCTTCATCTTATGCAACACTTGATAGTGGTTATAAGTATACTTACGATAGATTTAATAACAAATTCCGTTGGATACCAACCAATGCTGATATAGCAGGTTTGATGGCTCGTACATCACTCACCTCATATCCTTGGTTCTCACCAGCAGGACAACAGCGTGGTGTTCTTAACAATGCAATTAAACTTGCATACAATCCTAATAAGGCACAAAGAGATCTTCTATATCCATTAAGAGTTAATTCAGTTATCACACAACCTGGAGTTGGAACACTTCTATTCGGTGATAAGACTGCTCTTGGATATGCATCTGCCTTTGATAGAATTAATGTTAGAAGACTATTCCTAACAATTGAGCAAGCACTACAAAGTGCAGCAGAAGCACAACTCTTTGAACTCAATGACGAGTTAACAAGAGCTAACTTCAAGAATATTGTTGAACCATATCTTCGTGACATTCAGGCAAAGAGAGGACTCTATGGATTCCTAGTTATTTGTGACACCACAAACAACACACCTGATGTTATTGATAATAATGAATTCCGAGCAGACATCTTCCTGAAGCCTGCGAAGTCAATCAACTATGTTACTCTTACTTTCGTTGCTACCCGTACTGGTGTTAGTTTCGATGAAGTAGCAGGTCGAGTTTAATTCTAATATCTAAATACCAACAGGAGGATACTACCAATGGCAACAGGCTATTCAATTTCCAAATTTAAATCCGCCCTCGCAGGGGGCGGTGCAAGGCCGAATCTCTTTGAAGTTCGGTTAACATCTATTCCAGGTGGAGTAGAATGGGATTCAGACAATTTCAAGTTTATGTGTAAGGCAGCACAATTACCTGCCTCTACCATAGCAAATATTGATGTTCCTTTCAGAGGAAGAATCTTTAAAGTTGCTGGAGACAGAACTATTGAGAATTGGACTCTTACTATCATTAATGATGAAGATTTCAAATACAGAACTGCTTTTGAAGGATGGATGCAGCATATTCTCAGATTAGAGAATAATACTGGTACCACAAGTCCACAAGAGTATATGACTAATGCTGATGTTATTCAGTTAGGTAGAGGAAATCAAATGGAATCAACGGGTTCCACTGAGGGCAGCTATGATGATTCTGCTACTGGAGTAACTGTATCAGGACTTGCAAGATATCAATTCCAAGATATTTGGCCAGTTAATGTTAGTTCTATTGACCTATCAATGGACAATTCTGATCAGATTGAAGAGTTTACTGTTGAGTTTGCTGTTCAATCATTCTCTAGAATGGCATCAGTTGATACTTAAATATAGGGGGTTTTAAACCCCTATAAATAGAAGAGTAGAAGAAGTTTCCTTAAATCATGGCGAAGTTATTTGGGTTCTCAATAGAGGACACTGAACCACTATCTCCGACCACAGTTTCCCCTGTCCCCGAAAATAACGAGGACGGGGTTGACTGGTCTATGAGTAGTGGTTTTTTTGGGTCATATGTTGACTTAGAAGGAATCTATCGGACTGAATTTGATTTATTAAAAAGATATCGTGAGATGGCATTACATCCAGAAGTGGATAGTGCTATTGAAGATATTGTAAATGAAGCAATTGTATCTGATCTTAATGATAGTCCAGTTCAAATTGATCTGGATAATTTAAATGCTAGTGATGGTATTAAAAATAAAATTAGAGATGAGTTTAAATTTATAAAGGATCTTTTAGATTTTGATAAAAAAGCACATGAAATTTATAGAAATTGGTATGTTGATGGAAGAATCTATTATCATAAGGTAATTGATTTAAAGAAACCTGAAGATGGTATTCAGGAAATGCGTTATATTGACGCAATGAAGATGAGATATGTGCGTCAGAATAAGAAAAAAGGTGGTAATGATAAGTATAAGAATAGAAATCCTCTAGTCAATGATAATCCAATGGATTATGAATGGCCAGAGATAGA